TGGAGTTCCACCGTCTGCAAAATCATTGATTTCTTGATCAAGTTTTTCCATCATTTGTAATCCGTCGTTTTTTAGGGACTCGCCGTTTAAAGATGTACCACCTTGTGGGCCAGCAATAGTATTAAATTTACCTCTTGCTTCTCCTAACATTGTTTTACATACTGCAAGAGTATAATCTCTAATCCAAGGTTTTGAATAGATATCCTTGAATAATGTTATGTCAGGTCTAAAGTTGTCAGTATGCATTAATACTGTTTCATCGTCTGCTCTTGGTCTTTGTGTAATAGTAAGTTTTTTAGTTGCGACATCCCAATGAAATTGTATAAATGAACCAAATAATTTTCCTACTAATTCTTGATAAGATGCAAAAGCATAATAGGTTGCGAGACCACCTGTTGCTCCTGCTCTTAACAAATATGTGTTTGTATAGGCCAAGTTAAATGGTTCAAATAAAGTACCACCTTCTCCACCTTCAGTTCTAGCACCTACTGTTCTTCTAAATAGTTTTCTTACATTAATAACTTCGTCTGGTAAAATGTAACTATTTTGATTTTTCTTTAGTGTCAAGAAAGCATAGGATTCTTCAACAGCATTAGATGAACGTTGTCTATATCTGTTGATTGCTCGCTCCAAAGCCGTTTGATAGTGTTTTGGGTCTAGTTCAACATCTATCATTCCCTCGCCAAGATTGCCTTTAACGTATTCAAATACTTCTTGTTGACCTGTTTGTAGTTCTGACATACACATATTTACCATACCATTCGCTTTCAATAAATATGTGTGATATGCCACGATTATCTATATACAAGCCAGAAAAAGGAAACGATTATAAATTTTTTGATCGTACCATAAAAGAGATGTTTCAGGTTGGTGGAACTGACCTTAATTTTCACAAGTACTTAGGACCGTATGATCAAGGGGAGTTGCAAAAAGACGGACTGGCTTCACCATCGCAACCAAATTATGCTGGCAGTGAAATTAATGAATTAACTATACAAGATTTACTATTTTTAGAAAACAGAGATAGAAAGTATGATGCTGACATCTATACTATTAGAGGAATTTATAATGTTCAAGATATGGACTTTAATCTTTCACAATTTGGAATGTTTTTGCAAAATGATACATTATTTTTAACTGTACATATGAATGATGTTGTTGAAAGAATTGGTAGAAAACCGTTGTCAGGAGATGTAATAGAATTTCCACATATGAAAGATGATTTTTCATTAGATAAAAATATACCAATTGCACTAAAAAGATTTTATGTTATAGAAGATGTAAACAGAGCGGCAGAAGGATTTTCACAAACTTGGTGGCCACATTTATTAAGATTAAAAATGAAAACACTAGTTGATTCACAAGAATTTAGAGATATTTTAGGTGACGCAACAACGGCAGGCACACTTGCAAGTTATATGTCAACTTTTAATAAAGAAAAAGAAATTAATGATGCAATTGTAAATCAAGCAGAAGCAGATGCACCTAAATCAGGATTTAATTATAAACAATATTATGTTACTCCTATTGACGAAATGGGACGAACAAGAATCGATGGTGTTAATAATACAATTGATAGGGTATCAATAGATAAACCTATTAATGCAGTAATAGATACACCAGCAAGTTCAACATATGGATTTTATTATGACGGTGATGGTGTTGCACCAAATGGTTATCCTACAGGGTTTGGTCCAAAATTTCCAACAGTTAATAGAAACAAAGGTGACTATTTCTTAAGAACAGACTTTTTACCAAACAGATTATTCCGTTATGATGGAGCAAGATGGGTTAAAGTTGAGGATTCAATTAGATTAACTACAACTAATGATGATACTAGAAAGAACTTTAAAACACAATTTATTAATAATCCTGGCACAAAAACTATAAATGGTTTAACGGTAGATCAAAGACAATCATTATCAGATGCACTAAAACCAAAGGCTGACAATTAATGCTACATTTTTATGAAGGACAGATAAGAAAATTTGTAACTCAATTTATTAGAGTATTGAGTAATTTTTCTGTTGAACACGGAAAAGGTAAAGATGGAGAAATTAATCTTAGACAAGTTCCGGTTATATATGGAGATATGACAAGACAAGTTGCTAATATTATTAAAAATAATTCAGAAAATTTTTTACAATCTGCACCAAGAATCGCCGCATATGTTAATGCATTAGAATATGATAGAGAAAGAATGCAAAATCCATATCATATACAAAAGCAACATTTAAAAGAAAGAGCATATGATCCAGAAACAAAACAATATACTGAAAAATTAGGAGCAGGATATACTGTTGAAAAGATAATGCCTTCTCCTTTTAGATTAAATGTAAATGCAGATATTTTTACTACAAATACTGATATGAAATTGCAAATAATAGAGCAAATTTTATATTTGTTTAATCCAGATTTTGAAATACAAAAAACTGACAATTATATTGATTGGACAAGTTTAAGTTATATAGAATTAACAGGAATAACATTTAGTTCTAGAACAATACCTGTTGGAGCAGATACAGAAATAGATGTTGCAACAATGACTTTTTCAATGCCAATATGGTTATCACCTCCTGTTAAAGTTTCAAAATTAGGTGTTATACAAAAAATTATCATGAGCATTTATGATGATTCAGGAACAGGTGCTATGAATAAAGGATTAATTGATGGTACTTTAATATCAAGAAGTTATATTACTCCACAACAATATCATGTATTGTTAACTGGAAATCAATTAAGGTTGTTAGGTACAACAGGAAAGAATGAAGGGTCGGGTGGAAAAGGATATCATACAAACGTTGACCATTCACTTGTAATGGATCCATTTACAGTTTATGGACCACCATTAAATTGGCATACTATATTAACTCAATATGGAAATATAACAAACGGTGTTTCTCAAATAAAATTGCAAACGCCAGAAGGAAAAGAAGTTGTTGGCACAATAGCAACATCAACATTAGATGATTCAATTCTAATGTTTAATCTTGATACAGATACTATTCCTGCTAATACAACATCATTACCAACAGTTAATAAAATTGTAAATCCTTTAACATTTGACCCTGGATCGAGTGTTGCAAATAATACAAGATACTTGTTAATAGATAATTTAGGAGATTCTACTACTGCTTGGGGAGATATAGAAGCAAGTACAAACGATATTATTCAATATAGTACTAGTACTAGCAAATGGTCAGTAGTGTTTGATGCCTCTAATCCAGATTCAACACAACATTATGTTACTAATTTATATACTGGTATACAATTCAAATGGAACGGAATTGAGTGGTTAAAATCATATGAAGGTGTGTATGTTGCTGGTAAATGGACTTTAGTCTTAGATGGCGGAAGTACACAATATGATCCAAGTACTGATGTACAAAATCCTTGATTGTAAAATCTAATTTTGCTATAATACATATATGTCAAATATAATTTGTTCAGGTGCATTGTTTTATGCAACTACTACAAAAAGGTTTTTATTTTTACAAAGAACAGATAATAAAACTAAAGGTCTTTGGGGATTAGTTGGTGGTACAGCAAAATTTCATGAATCTGCATTTGAAGGATTAAAAAGAGAAATTACGGAGGAAGTAGGGCAAATACCTACAATTAAAAAAACTATTCCATTAGAATTGTTTACATCAAATGATCAAAAATTTGTGTTTAATACATATTGTTTGTGTGTTGAAAATGAGTTTATTCCAAAATTAAACAAAGAACATTCGGGATATTGTTGGTGTAATTTTGAGTGTTGGCCAAAAAATTTACACGCAGGTTTAAAAAATACTTTAAACAATAAAGCGATAAAAGGTAAATTACAAACTATTTTGGATTTAATTACTTAATTTTTCTCTTTTTCTTTGCATTTCCCAAAGTTTAATTTGAGTTTCCCAATACTTTTCATTTTGAAGTTGCTTGACAGATGGAGTCACATTCCAAACAATATCATTTGCTAAAATTGATGCTAATGTTCCTGAAAATAAAAAGAGTTCCATTAGCCATATTTATTAATACCACTAAAAACTCTTCTTATATTGCCAACGTACGACTTCCGGAGTTTCATAACATTTATCGTTAATAATTTTTTTAATAGTTCTGGCACCATCTAATGTAATTACATGATATTTTTCTTTATAACATACAGAAGTTAATGTATGGTTTCCGCTAGTACATGAAATTAAAGATAATGAAACAGCCATGATAACGAACAATATGCATAAAAAATAAACCCAACGCATTAAAATCTCCAAACTTGATCAGGCCACTGTTTAATAACTCGTTTCATTCCCCAACTTTCCAATAGATATTTAATGTCTATCTTAGACCTTCCATATTTTTTCCCGGAATGATTTGCCTCAATTTGTATCCATGGACGTTGTGAGAGTATTGTTTGTTTTGCACCTTCTAATACAGGTATTTCAAAGCCTTCAACATCTATTTTTATAATATCTACATCTTGAAAATTATAACTGTCAAGTGTTCGTAAATTAATAGACCCATTATAATCTTTAATATGACAAGTACCTGAATGAGATTCGTATTGCATAGAAACATTTCCAGTAGTATCGCCTAATGCTGTGTTATGTACTGTGCAATTGTTTAATTTATTTGTTGTTTGTTTAAGATCAGATAACATATCCGGATTAGGTTCAAATGCTTCAATTGTTTTTGCCCTTGAACTCCACAGTAATGTCCATGGTCCCCACCATGCACCGATATCTATTATAGTTTTTAATTTTTTTTGTTGTACGTACGGCCAAAGAAGATTGTAATTTCCTCTTTTATCTGTTTGATAATTCATTATCCAGCACTAATTTTTACTGTTCCACTATCATTCCAAAGTTGTCCAGCATTACTTGGATCACTTGTAGGTAAATCTGCCGCCATTACTTTGCCTGACTCGTTTAACATTACTGATCCACTTTGATCAGGAAAACT